ATCATTTAAAGGGACTACTTCAACAGGCTTTGAATTTGACATTAGTCAAAAGAGAATGGAAAACTATGAAGTCCTTGAGGTTTTGGCTGAGATTGATAGCAATCCTCTGTTAGTACCAAAACTCTTGAAATTGCTTTTGGGAGAACAAGCGGAAGACTTGAAAAACCATGTCAGAGACGAAGATGGAATGGTTTCAACTGACAAGCTGATGAAAGAAATCACAGATATCTTTGAATCTCAGTCAGTAAAAAAATAGTAGCCCTCTCTAGAATGATTCAGACAGATGAGGATGCTTTGATTTGTGATTTAGCTGAAACGTATCAAATCTATGACTACAGACAGCTACCTGCCTATCAGGTAGCTGTTTTTTCGTATGGATTGCGTGACGATTCGAGAATCAAAGTCGCAATGTCAGGGCAGAATGTCTCAATGCAGTTACTCATCCAGGCAAGTATTTTAGATAGATTATCTATGCTGGTCTGGTTTAAGACCAAGGATGGCCAGAATGGGATTAATCGTCCTGTATCAATGGTTGATCAGTTGACGAAGGTCGAAGAGGAACAGGAGCAGATGACATTTGCATCTGGAGAGGAATTTGAAAACTATAGAAATGAAATGTTAAAAAAATTTGGAGGAGGTAGTTAATGGCAACAGAATTAGGCCAAGCTTATGTGCAGATTATGCCTTCAGCTCGTGGAATCAGCGGGAAAATTAAAGCTGCTATCTCGCCAGAAGTGGAATCTGCTGGACAAAGTGCTGGTGAAACTCTAGGGGGAAGAATGGTCAGCCTTGCTAAGAAAGCTATTGCAGTTGCTGGAATTGGGAAGTTCTTTTCTGCTTCTATCATGGAGGGTGCAAATCTTCAGCAATCTTTGGGAGGCATCGAAACACTCTTCAAAGGGTCAGCGGATACTGTTAAGAAGTATGCTAATGAAGCATATAAGACGACAGGTCTTTCAGCCAATGCCTACATGGAAAATGTGACTGGCTTTAGTGCAAGCTTGTTGCAGTCTTTGGGTGGTGATACTCGGAAGGCTGCAGATGTGGCTAACATGGCTATGATTGACATGGCTGATAACAGCAATAAGATGGGTACTTCCATGGATCGTATTCAGGACGCTTATCAAGGGTTTGCTAAGCAGAATTATACGATGCTTGATAACCTCAAGCTAGGGTACGGTGGTACCAAGACAGAGATGGAGCGCTTGCTGGCTGATGCTACCAAACTGACTGGTGTTAAGTATGATATTAATAATCTGTCAGATGTCTATCAGGCCATTCATGCCATCCAAGAAAATCTAGACATTACTGGTACGACAGCTAAAGAAGCGGCAACTACCTTCACAGGGTCGTTTTCTGCGATGAAAGCTGCTGCTCAAAATGTTTTGGGTAATTTGGCACTTGGTAAAGATATTGGCCCATCGCTTCATAGCTTATACGAGACAGCAAAGACATTTTTGGTTGGGAATCTTATTCCTATGATTGGTAATGTCTTAAAAGGGATTCCTCACCTTATTTATGGGATCTTGCAAGATGGCCTTACTGCTGTTTTTGGCGAAGGGGTTGCTGAACCAATCCTTGAATGGGTGTATAACACTTTTGCAGATATAAGCGCAATTGCAAATACATTGTTCGATATGATATTTGGTTCCATGAACAAGAAGGACAATGTCAACTTCTTGAAAAGCTACTTGGGTATTGATGAAAAGACAGCTAGTAGCATTGTAAATATTGGAGAAAATATCCGTGTGACCTTTGAGAATATCGGGGCTACCATCGGGAATATCGCTGGTATTGTAGGAAGCTTTGTCAGTGATCTACTTGGGATTGGTGGAAGCGAGCAGAGTGTGAACTTGATAGCTTTAGCATTTGAAGGTCTTACTAAATTTTTGAGGGCTGCATCTGAGAAATTAAAAGATTTTACCAAATGGATTAATGAAAACAAAATAGCTATGGACTTAGTTAAATCGGCATTAGCTGGAGCTTTAGCCGGGTTTATGGCATTTAAAGCAGTTACTACCGTAAAAGCAATTATCTTAGATTTTAAAAAAGCAATCACAGCAGTAAAAGGGGCAATAGCGGCTTTTAATGCTGCAATTGCCGGTAATCCTGTTGGAGCATGGATTGTTGCAATAACAGCAGTAGTGGCTGCATTAACTTGGTTCTTCACTCAAACCGAAACAGGTCGCAAGATTTGGAGTGGCTTTGTATCCTGGATAAAATCCGCATGGAAAGGGATTGCTGAATTTTTCTCTGGGATTTGGAAAGGGATCTCTGATGGAGCTATCAATCTCTGGAATGGAGTGGTAGCAGTATGGAATGGTGTCATTGATGGTATCAAGTCAGCATGGCAAGGGATCAAAGAATTCTTCTCTGGTCTATGGAGTGGTATTTCTGATGGAGCTTCAAATGCTTGGAACGGAACGATTGAGGGAATTAAATCTGCTTGGCAAAGGATTTCTGATTTCTTCTCTGGATTGTGGGAATCAATCACTAGTTTAGCAACGACCGCATGGACTTCTATTACCAGCACTGTTTTAGCTATTGTTCAACCTTTTGTCGATACCTTTATGAGCATTTGGAATGGCATGAAAGAAGGACTCTCTCAAGTATTTGAAGGCATTAAGACGATCTTTACTGGTGCTTGGGAGTTGATCAAAAGTATTGTATTAGGAGCGGTCCTATTTATCATTGATTTGGTAACACTTGATTTTAATAAGTTAGGTGAGGATTTGGGGCTGATCTGGGATGGTATCAAGACTGCCATTGCGACTATTTGGGATGGTATTTGTACTTACTTCTCAGGAATTATTAATACAATCATTGGTTTCTTCACAGGGGCTTTCGAAGGGCTTAAGGCATTTCTTGCGGGAGTATGGGATGCAATTAAAACAGTAGCTGAGACAGTTTGGAATCTAATCACATCTGGGATTAAGGCTATTATTGATGGCTTTATTGCTGGCGCTCAAGCCGCATGGGAAGGCTTCAAGGGATTTTTAGCTGGACTTTGGGAAGGCATAAAATCAACAGCCATAAGCATGTGGAATGGCATTTGTGGAGGAATCAAAGGTATAATTGATGCTTTTATCAATGGCGCTCAAGCTGCATGGGATGGATTTAAGGGTTTTATGGCTGGTCTTTGGGACGGTATTAAAACAACAGCAGTAAACACATGGGACGGAATCAAGACTGGTGTATTGAATATAATCGATGGATTGGTTACTGGTGCACAGAAGTTTTGGGACGGCATGAAAAAAGGCGTTGGAGATCTTTGTGATGGTGTCAAAAAACTATTTGGAGGTTTGGCTCATATTGACTTAGCTGGCGCTGGTAAGGCAATCATGAACGGGTTTCTTGGAGGACTTCAAGCTGTTTGGGGTGGTATTCAGGATTTTGTTGGCGGTATCGCTGGCTGGATTCGGAAGCACAAAGGACCGATTTCTTACGACCGTAAGTTGCTGATCCCTGCTGGTAAGGCAATTATGGGCGGATTTGATGAGTCATTGCAAGAGAGTTTTAAAGGTGTCCAGAAGACAGTTGGAGGAGTTGCTGGTTGGATTTCAGATGCCGTTTCTGGAGACGGATTTGATTTTGGGAATGATACTGCTTTTAATCGCAATATCACATCTACACTTCAAATGCCGAACAGCAAATACGAAACTGCAGAGTCTAAAATGGTGTCTGAGATTGCCATTCTAAGGTCAAGTTTAGATGTATGGCTTGATAAGATATCAAATAAAGACTCTAACACTTATTTGGATGGTGAGAAATTAGCTATTAATGCTTACCAACGTCAAGGACAGATCATGGCTAGAGAGGGGATTTAATGGCAGTAAATTATCTGATTATCAATACATTTAACACTAGCACTATAGTGGATAGTGTAGTAACTGATTTTGGAGATATCAAAGGTGCTATCCCTCGCTATGATGAGCAGAAGAAACTCTATGGGACCAATGGTCAGTACAATATCGAAGATGGTGCTTATGATGGCTATGAGCGGACGTTGAAAGTTTTTGTAAAACGATACGAGGACGCTCAAGCAATCATCAACGCATTTAACAAGCTTGATAATGTATTAGAGTTTAGCTATCAACCTGACAGCATCCACTATGCTGATTTGTTGGATTCAGAAATATCGCTTCATGGTCAAAACAACTGGATTGTAAGCATCAAGATCTATCAACATCCTTTTAGATATACTAAGAATGTCCAAGAGGTTGTTTTAGGTAGCAGCGGAACAGTTACCAATCCAGGAACGGTCTACTCAGAGCCTATCATCACGATTGAGGGTCAAGGTGAAGTGGTTCTAACTATCGGCAACCAGACAATGGTATTGAATCTTTCTGGTGGGGCTAAAATTGACTGTAGGCAACGTAAACAAAATGTCTATACGTTAAATGGGCAACTGCAAAATACTATCCGTGTAAGAGGTCCATTTTTTGAATTAAAACCTGGTATCAGTGGGATTACGACTGCAGGAAATGTATCTAAAATTAAAATTCAAGGGAATTGGAGGTATCGCATTTGATTTATTTAAAAGAGGGTAATATCCCTCTTAATTTTTGCTTTGAAGACGACATCAGTCAAGAAGCAAATAATACTTATCAATTGTCCTTTAAATACCCTGTCAGTGACGAAAAATGGGCTTCGTTAAAGAACGAAGTGCATCTGCTTGCTGATGATTTGTCTGGTGAGCAAGAATTTGTCATCATTGACGTCCAAAAGGGGCATGGATATATTACTGTATATGCCAATCAAGTGGCTACCTTGCTAAATGGTCATAGCGTCCGTAAAATTGATGTTGATCGAGCAAACGGGATGACAGTGATGAATAAGCTGGTGGAAGGACTAAAAAGAGAATGTCCTTTTACATTTTTCTCAGACATTCAAGACAAGCACACTCTTAGACTCGATAATGTATCAGTGATTGATGCGCTCACGAAAGGTCAACACTCAATTATTGGCCAATGGGGAGGGGATTTGATCCGTGATAAATACTCGGTTAGGTTGTTGAAAAATGGAGGGATTGAAAATCAATCTCTTTTTATGTACAAAAAGAACCTATCTGAGTATAAAGAATCTACGACTACAAAATCTCTTAAAACAAGGATTCACTTCCGCAAGGTCGTTACTGCCTCTGGCGATGGTGAAAAAGAGAAAATTCTTGAAGTCACTGTGGACAGTCCACTGGTAGATAAGTATAAGCATATCTACGAGTATGACATGGAAGTCCAAGATCAGGATGTTAAAACTCTTGATGACTTGAAAGAGTATGGTAAGAAATACTTTCAGACAAGCCTATGTGACCTGCCTGAAGAGAATCTAGAGATCAATGTCATAGGACAAGCTGATCAGCCGGTTAAACTATTTGATACTGCATCAATCTATTACGAGTTATACAATGTAGACATTCGAAAGAAAATCACAAAGTATAGCTATAGCCCGATGGCCAAGAAGTTGAAAAAAATCAGCTTTGGTAAAATTTCTCGGTCGCTTGGTGGAGCTATTGGCCAAATCATTAATGATTCGGTGGCGGACAAAATTGCTAGTCATGATGTTGCTTATGATGCGAAAGTCCAGCAACTTATCGACAACGCTAATGCTGAGTACGATAAGAAGGCTAAGAGTCTGGAGCAGAACATCACTGACGGAATCGAGCAGGCCAAGGCTAAAGCAGAGGTAGTTAAGGAAGAGATAAACGCTGAAATCTCTGAAAAAATAAAAGCTGCTAACAAGGCCAATAAAGATGAAATTATAGAAGAGTTTAAGGCTAAATACAATGGCATCGAGGTCAAGGTAGAGGATCTTAAGGCTACTGCTAACGGTCTGTCAGAGATGAATACTGCAATCCAACAAGAAATGGATAACTTTAAGGCATCGACTGCAAGCAAATTTGCTGGTATCTCGGGTGCACAATCACATTATGAGCAAAGTACTAACAAAGCGATTTCTGACCTTGTTAAGGTGACACAAAATAAAGCTGATCGTGCTTATGTAGAGCAAACAGCCCAAGGGATTAAAGAAGAATTTACTTCTAGTAATTTAGGCAGTGGTCCTAATATGATTCGCAACTCACGAGCTGACGAAGGGTTGAAATATTGGGAACATAATAATAAGTTATGGTTTTCAAACCACAACTTTTATTTAAACGGACAAAAACGCATGTTCGAATTGAGACCTGGTGTAATCGTTAAGAGTCCCCGCTTTTTGATAAAGCGTAACACAGCCTACAGGCTAAATGTTTTAGGATTTGATACTAACTCAAATAGTTTTAGTATCTATCTATGTAAACGTAGAAAAGGCTCTACATCGGATTATGATGTCAAACAAGAAATCTTTTCTCAAAGTTCATATACCATTTTTGGAAACACGAGAGCTGCAAAGAAATCTCTAAGAGTAGAGACGGGTGAGTTTGACGAAGGCTACCTGCAGTTTGAATACGTTGGAAACGACAATGGTCGTTGGGCTGGTCTATTTATGACAGAATTAGATTTCTACGAAGGAATGAATGACCGATTATGGCAACCAGCTCCCGAAGATGCCACAAGTACATTTCAGGCTGAGTTTGAAAAAACTGCCAGAGGTTTAGAAACTAAAATCACTTCATTTGAGTCCTATGTTCAGGCTGATGGGACACGTCAAGAGACTTTGAAAAAGTACATCGAAGATAAGACAGCATCTAGCTTGACCGCTTTTAGAGAAAATATAGAATCTGGCTATATATCAAAATCCAAATACGAAGAAGACTCTCGTGGGATTACTCGAAGATTTGAAGAGCTAAAAACTGGTGGACAAAATCTTGTCCTTAACAGTGGTGATCCTCAAAATCTAAAAAATTGGGGTGAAATCTCTCCTGATTCCGAACCAACAGCAAAAATAGTGACTAGTCCTTTATATTTCAACGAGACTCGTAATCTACTAGCTATAATCAATAGAAATAGTGCGTATTCCAAGTTTCTTTCTTCTCATCGATTTAATGTTAGGCAAAACACTACCTATACTGTTGGGGTTACACTTTTTTGCTCAGAAAATTTAAAAGGTGCTGAATTAGTATTTTTCCTCAGAAGAAAAGGATCTGCTCAATTATTCGATAAAGCAATTGATTTACTTGAAGGAATACAATTGCCGAACAATGAAGCTAAAAGATTTTATTTTAAGGTCAATTCCGAAGTTTATGATGAAGCTTTTTTGAGGTTTAAAAGTAGCGGTAAAACTGAAGGTGACGAATCTGCACTATACATTGCTGATGTCGATGTATATGAGGGAACGATTGAGCGACCTTGGCAGGCTGCAGAAGACGAAGCGAGTAAGAAGCTGGAAACAAAGTTGGCAGAATATAGCCAGACGATTGATGGTGAGTTGAAGAAATTGGCAAGTCAAATTGATGATACTATCAAAAAGACTGACGTCAACATCGCACCAGGTCAAATCACTTTTGGCGTTGGAAAGACCATTAATGGTAAGACTATCAGCTCGTTGTTTGTACAAGATCCCGAATCGATTGCCTTGATTTCAAAATTGATCAAGGTCAAAGGGGATATGATTGTTGATGGGTCTATCTTGGGCCGACATCTTAAAACTGGCACGTTGGAGACGGGTCATTTCAAAGCTGGTTCTGTGACCAGTGAAATTTTGGCAGCTAACGCTGTTACTGCTGATAAGGTTCAAGTGGATTATGCCTTGATCAGTAAATTAATTGCCAACCAGGCATTTATCCGAGAATTGACTTCTCAGAGAGCCTTTATCACTCAGATTAACTCGATTGATTTTAGTGCTGAGCGTATGCAGGGCGGTCGGTTGCTTTCAATCAATAAAGCGACTGACTTCAATCTAAATGATGGAAGCATTAATTTATACTCTAACACAGGAGTAATCAGGCGGATTGATGATACTACATCATCAGAGTTTATCAAGCTAAACCAGAGCGGATTTATCGGTGAGCGGGTGAGAGATTCAAAGGCTGCCCGAATCGTAATCGGTACTAACCATGACAAAACGGAAAATACTGAGAATGAGACATTCGCTGGAACTCGTCTCTGGTCCGGAAAGAGTGGATCGGAAAACGAATCACTCTATGAAATCGTCTCAGACCGTATCATTCTATACTCAAATGGTCGATACAGAAGTCCTTGGGTATTTCACAATAATACTAGAGATGGCAGTTCGTATCTGATCCCAATGAATGAAAGAGGGATTCGGCATAATCTAGGTCGTGGTGACAAGCATTTCTCAGGAGCTTGGATAGATAACATTTTTATAGGTAAAAATGCTTATAACGTTGGTACTTATCTATGGGATTTACTGACCTGTCTTGGCCAAATTTCCAAATATGGTTGGGATTTAAAAAATCAAAATATCAGAACTCATATCACTGGGGTTTTGAATAAGTACAGTTTTAAATAAAAGGAGATAACATGGAAGAAAATATCTTACTAGCAATTATCACTGAGTTGAACCAACAGCTCAGTGATAAAACACTTAATGAAGTCGAATATAAAGTCCGACTGAATGACGCACAACAAAAACTAGTTCAACTTTATGACGAAGTTGAAGTCTATCGCTCTGTCCTTGAATCTGATAAAGATCTAAAGGACTTATTTGAAGAAATCAAAAATAAAAACGAGGTAACTGCTAATGGACTATAAAGTACAATCAAGATTTTTTGATCCCATCACAAACACGACCAAGGTAGCAATCAAGCAAGACTTCCCGTATCGGGTATTTGAAGAAATTCTATCAAATAATCGGACTGAAGAAGATGAAAATACTTTAGTTGAGGCCGTGCTGAATATCGTTCGGATGGAGCTGGACCCGTCTGGGGCAGTGGTGAACCTTAAGAAAGAATTAGACAAGTCTATTGAAGCTAATAATGATGCTATTAAGCAAATTAAAGTCCTTGAGACATACAATCAAGCTAAAACAATCCAAATCCAAAACATCAAAAATGTAGCGGACTGGGCTGTTCTTGTGGCTGTGACCGACACAGATAATCCTATTGATCCAACGCTCTATGCTCGTGGTCTGGAGCTGGTAGATCTTGGAGAAGTCGGGAAGAAATATAAGGCACATGATATTTTTGCCGTAAGCAATCCGAACCATGTTGCTAAATACGGCGAAGGCAATCGTGTACTGGTGCAGGTCAATCAAGACTTCACATACAATGGAGAAAGCGTGGAAGAGCTTGAAGGCAAGCTATCCCAAGATGGGAAATTAGCTGTATGGAAGTGGGAAATGCCGAAAGAACATAAGCCTGAACAACCTTCTAGAGTTCTTGGAAATCAACCAATAGCACAACCTGGATCTTAATGATGGGAGTGTGATTGATGTATCAAGAGCCAGATGGAATCTTTGGAATAATTGAAGTAGTACGCGATTTTTATAATCACGGAATTGATGAACACATGATTGTTTTTCTCTTGATGGCCATTGTGGCTTTAGATATCGTTTTAGGGGTATCTAGAGCATGGGCTTATCATGAGTTTTCAAGTCGAAAATGGAGAAAAGGGCTAGTAAGTCACACAGCTATGATCTTGATTGTAGCGATCGGATATCCATTTGCCCTATATATGAATCTTGGGCCTGTAGTTGATGCCTTCATTGTAGCAATGATGGCAGCATACGGATCTAGCATTCTAGCCAGTCTTTCAGCTTTAGGTGTTGAAATCCCTGGGCTGGATCATCTCGTAAAACAAAATATTGATCATGAAAAATTCCAACTTAAAGAAGGAATTGAAGAACCTAATAAATTAATCAAAAAGAACAAAGGAGAAAAGAAATGAATCAAATCACAGATATTGTTGTAAGCGGAGCTATGAGCATCTTAGTGGTGCTAGTTGGTATTGTCGTCAACTCTGTCAAACAGTACCTCTTGACTAGAGGAGGCAAGAAAGCCATTGAAACCGCTGAAATCCTAGCTAAAAACGCCGTACAGGCTACGGAACAAGTAGCGGGCAAGTTGGGAATCAATGGTCAAGATAAATTTGAACATGCTAAAACTAGCTTGATTGAAAGTCTGGAAGCATACAATATTTATCTTACTAACGACCAGCTAAACACATTTATTGAGTCAGCCGTTAAAACGGCTAACGAATCTTGGAAAAAATAAGAGGAGAAAACACAATGAATAAGGTCAAATTATTTCAAAATGAGGTTCTAGGGTCTGGATTTGACATTGACGGTTACTTTGGTTGGCAATGCTGGGATGGGTACGCTAAATACTGTTTATGGTTAGGGGTGCCATTCTCAAACTGTATGGTTTCTGGCTATGTGAAGGATCTATGGGAACAGCGTTACAACAACGGTATTCTTGACTACTTCGACGAAGTGGAAAACCTAGAAGGTGGGGAAGTCGCTATCTTTACAGAGAACGAATGGACTCCCGTCTCTCACGTCGCTGTTTTTGTCGCTGACATTGACGGAACTCAGGGCTGGTTCTTGGGCCAAAACCAAGGTGGAGAAGCTGGACCAAACGGAGGCGGAGCATTTAACCTTGTCGCCTTTCCATACTCTACCCTATATCCAACAGCCTTTCGTACTAAAGGGGAGCCATTACCTAAGCAGGAGCTTAAAGAAGCTATTACCGAGGTCATGGAAAGCCATGAAGCACCATTCTTCCCAGAAGACGCTACATTTACGGTCGGCGATAGCCCTATCAATGTTCGCCGTGAACCTAGCCTAACAGGCGAAATCGTAGCTGCCTATCAGCCGGGCGAAAAGGTCCATTACGACTCTAAAGGGTCTAATGACGGATACCGCTGGATTTCCTACGTCGGAGAGTCTGGCAATCGTAATTACTTAGCTATAGGGCAAACAGACGAAGCCGGCAATAGAATCGACCTTTGGGGCGAGCTGTCATAGAAACAGAGCGGAAACTCTGATAAAATAAAAAAACAGAAATTAAAAATTTAATTCAACCCTACTAGCTTATGCTGGTAGGGCTTTTTTCGTTTAAACGGAAAATTTCAGATTTTGCTGTTAGAATAGAAAAAATCAAATTGTTGATTCTTTCAAAAAATATGATATACTTAAATAGTTAAATGCGAGCAATAAATAAAAGGGAGTACCTAAAGGAGGTACTAAAGTCTACGAATGTTGATAAAAATACACTTTAAAGACTCCCACCGGCTCCATCTATACTTTTTAAACCTTTCTAAATCTTTCTGAAACGTTGATAAATCAGCGTTTTTTATTTTTATATTTTCTATTCTTTTCTAAAGTCTCTT